CGGATGTATAAGTTCTGGAACATCATATGTATTGAATATGATTTTTTGCGATTCGGGCTTAAAGCTTGATGTAGGGAGGGGCCGACATGTTTAGAAGATGGATGCTTAGAGGTGTCAGACGTTGCAAAAACGGCTGTTGACTACTTTAAAAGGAATAAGGGGATTAAAAAGATGAAAATCACAAAATATGAATTACTAGAACTTATAAAAGAGGAGATTGCTGAAACCAATGGTATCAAACAATCTGCCGGCGCACAGATAGCGCGAGAAATAGAAATCGCGATTAAGCAGGCTCAAATGAGCAAGAGTTATAGACTCAAGGGCCCTGGCTATAAATGGTTTGAAAATATTGCAGATCTCGCTGAAATGGGTATGAAAGAGACTGCAGTAGCACCCCGGTCAGAAAAGTTAAATGAAGATGCGTTGGATGACGCTCTTCAAGCGTTCGGAAAAATGCTCGGATATGGAGCCGCTGGTGGAGCCTTAGCTGCGATGACCTTCGTGGAGTTAATCGCAACCTCTGATGGGCGCGATAAAATAAAAGATATTTTATTATATCTTCCAGACCTATCAAAAGCTATCTGTGAATATAAAGACATGCCCGGTCCCCTGTGTTCTGCCGCGAACGCCCTCTCCGCACCATTAAAAAAACTTGCGGGATTGATTGATCTTATCAATAAGATTCCCAAACTTTTTGAAACCCTTCTCAACCTTATGACACAGGGCGGCCAAGATTTCCCCGATGGCGGAGGAGTTGGCGGGAGAGGAAGGGGAGGTACCTTCCCTGGGGAAGAATATCTTCGCTCCATCAATCGGCCCATGCCACCGTCTGGCGTTTCCATGGATGAGATTAGGCTGAGTAAGCAAAATTTAAAATCATTGGTCGAAGCAGGCATTAAAAAGTCAGATATTTTAGCTTTACAAGAAGACTACAAGATAGCAATAGAGGAATCAAAAATCATCAATGAGGCTATTCCACCCATCGTCGTAAGCGCGCTACTTACACTCTTCGCTTCACAATCCGGAAGAGAAACACTAGTTAAGGTTTTGAGAATTACTCCAAACTTTATAAAACAAATATGTGATCTTCCAGAAAAACATGCAGGGTCTTCTTCATTCAAGCCCGTTGCCATGGTAGCAAAATACGCCACAAAAATTTGCAATACGTCGCAGGATCTGGGCGGATTAGAATTGTTGGCAAACGCAATTGAATCGTTCGACGATAAAGATGCCCTTAACATTATAAATATAGTGGAAAGCCCCACCCACGATGATCCGAACAAAGATTTAGATTTAGATGTGTCGGAGCCAGGAAATGAGTAAAGTTTTACTAAGAGAATATTATGCTTTGTGTGATGGCGGCACTTGCCAAGACCTGCTCACAGAAGCAGAAAAAAAAGACATTAAAGAAAATAACGCGATGTATCTTACGGGAATGTTACAATGTGGAGGCACGAAGAATGGGAACGGCAGAATTTATCCCACGGAAGTGCTTGAGCGCGAGATAAGGAATTATCAAAAATTGGTTGATGAAAGGCGCGCACTTGGCGAGCTAGACCATCCTGATGACTCGGTTATAAATCTTAAGAATGCGTCACACATGATTGTCAACATTTTTATGGATGGCCCCAAAGTCATGGGCAAAGCGAAAGTTTTGGATACCCCAGCTGGTAAAATCCTGCGCTCACTCGTCGATTCCGGTGTTATGCTGGGTATTTCGTCACGCGGATTGGGTTCTGTGACAGAAGGGAGAGAAGGCACGATGGTGGAGGATGATTTTCAACTCATTTGTTTTGATTTTGTATCAGACCCCTCCACTCCCAATGCTTTTATGAGCCTCCAAGAAGGCAGGAATTATAAAGAACCAAACATTTTCACCAAAGCAGATAGAATCAATCGTGCTTTAAATAATATCTTGGATAATAAATGAAAAAAGAGCAGCTACAAAAAATTTTAAAACCCCTCATTAAAGAGTGCATTAAAGAAATGATCTTTGAAGAGGGAATTTTGTCAAATTTAATTAAGGAAGTCGCAGTTGGGATCGGATCGCAGCAAACCATTGTTGAAGCTAAGGTACCAGAGCCGGAACACGACTTTTCAAGACAGCGAGTTGAGCTTCAAGAGGAAGCGCAGCGGGCAATGAGAGAGAAGAAGAGAAAATTAGAAGAGTCTCTGGGCGGCGGCTTCAAGGGAATCTTTGATAATGTTGATCCCATTAATTCCTCTGGCCCCACGGGCAAAAATTCGAGCAACGGCCCTCTCTCTAACTACACCCCAGGTGATGCCGGAGTGGATATCAGTGGAATTATGGCACTCGGCGGCGGAAAGAACTGGAAAAACATGATTTAGCGAGGAAACCAATGAGAAAACCGGTAAATGTGTCAATCAGACCAAGAGGCAGAAAAGACACGCAAGAAAGAATGATAAGAAGATTCATTAAAAAATGCAAAAAAGAAAGAATTGTTGAAAGGGTTCGTGAATTGCAATATTATGAAAAACCCTCGACTGTTCGCCGTAAGAAAGCGAAAAAGAGAAAAAAAGTTTTAGATAAACTCAAAATAAAAGAGCAGAATTCATAAAATTATAACTATTTATTATAAAAGTGGAGCATTTTAAAAATGTCAATTTATCAATATAAAGCCGGATTACAGAACGCCGCATCATATCAATCATCGGGATCCCCGTTTGTAACAGGTTCAACACCTCTCATTGGAGTGCAAAGAGTAGATTTCCCGAATGTGACAAAAAGAATTCAGGTTTGGAATTTGGATGCTAATGATAGCCCAACCCCGCCCCACAATATTTATCTCTACTTCCACGAAGACGCACCACTTGATAACAAAATTATCGTAGCGGCCCCCTTCGGCAGGGGAACCGGCCGCGTCGACATCGATGTTAAATGCACACACTGCTTCATCTCCTCATCGCATGCGCTTGGCTGTGATTTCAGGCTTTATGCCTCTTTAACCGGGATCGAGACAAAACAGATGTTTGAATTAACTGGATCCGGAATCACAGAATAGTATTAACCAATAACCCTCTTTATAAAAACATGTCTTTTTATATTTTTTAAAACTATTTATTTTTGAGATAAATTTTTATAAAGGGAGTCTTTTTATGTCTTCATTATTAGAACAAGCAATAATCGATGCAGCTGCACTAAAAGAAGCAGCAATTAAAAACGCAGAAGCAGCAATTTTAAACAAATATTCTGCTGATATCAAAGAGGTGGTAGAAAACCTCTTTGAGCAAGAAATGGGCGAAGAAGAACCCTTTGGAGAAGATGCAGAGGAAAATGAATCCACTGCGTTGCAAGACAGTATTCCGGATGCTTTTGAGGAAGAATCAGAAACCGACTCCGAAATCATTTTAAGTATGGAAGAGCTAAAAGATATGGCAGATGCCCTATCTTCCGCAGAGGGTGACTTGATGGGGGAACCATCTTCTCATGAAGATTTGACCGACAATCTTCCTGTAGAGCCTCCATCGCTAGCACGAGAAACAGAAATCCCCACAGCCGAAATTCAAGCCACTTTGGAGGAAGAGGTCGATCTTTCTGACGTTGAAGAGCTTATTGAGGAGCTGGTGGTCGACATCGATCCACAAAAAAGTGGCTGGGCAGGAACCCCAGAAGCAATTATGAATTATAAAGAAGAACTTAGGCTTGCACAGCTTTCTGCAACAGAAGCAGGGAAGCACCACAAAGAACTGGTCGCAGCCAGGGAGCGACTTTCAGAGCAAAACAGAAAAATGAAAAAGATTATCGTTGTTTTGCAAAAGAAAATCGAGCAAGCTAGTTTATCTAACGCAAGACTTTTATACACGAATCAAATTTTGACAAACAACTCCCTGAATGAGCGACAAAAAAATAAAATTGTCGAAGCGTTGTCAAATGCAGATTCGATTGATGAAGCAAAGGTTATTTTTGAAACTCTAAAAAACGCAGTGGGCAGTGTAAAGGGTAAAGCACAGCCAAAATCGCTCCGTGAGACCATCGAAAGACCGACTAACACCTTACCCAGAAGAGAAGCTAGGGTCGAATCTCTGCCTTTTACAAGCAGAATGCAGATCTTAGCTGGCATTAAAGAAAACAAATAAAAAGGAGATTTTTAAAATGTCGATTATTAACAAATTAACTGAAGGTATTGTTAGGCGTGATCTCTCCAAGGAAGGAGCTGCTCTTCTCTCTAAATGGGAAAAGACAGGTCTCTTGGAAGGACTTACTAACGAGCGTACTAAACAAGGTATGGCTTCCCTTCTTGAAAACCAAGCAAAGGAGCTTCTTAGAGAGGCTTCTACAATGCAGGGCGGAGATGTCGAAGGATTCTCTGCGGTTGCATTTCCAATCGTCCGTCGCGTTTTCGGCGGCTTGATCGCTAACGATCTTGTTTCAGTTCAACCAATGAGCTTACCATCAGGTCTTATTTTCTTTCTAGACTTTACATACACTGGGTTATCCACAGATCGTCGCCTAGATTATGCAGGCGGAGAATCCGTCTACGGCGGTGGAGTTGTTGGTTCTCAAATCACTGGCGGTATTTCACTTGCTGGTAGACTTGCAGAACAAAGTGCATATGCATTGAACAACGGCTACTCAAGCCCGACTGCTTCTGCAACTGCATCATGTGCTCTTATCGCATCTGGTACAGTTGGTGATGCAACCACCGCAGGGTGGTCTGCCCTAGTCGGCTACAGTTCATCTGTCGGTGTTGACAAGCTTGTTCGTTTTGACCCAGATCTTGAAGGGGCAAAAGTTGCCATTGGCCGCATTTCCCTTTCTGACTTGACTGATGATCAGCTCAACATTAAAGATTATGTAACAATTTCAGAAACTGCAGCTCTCACCAACGGCCGCATCACTCGTCGCCTTACTCGCGACGATGAAGTAACCGCAGGTGAATTGCTTATCGTTGTTGCTGCAACTGGCGCAGAAACAGCTACTCAGCTTGCTTCTGAACTTGACGGAACAAGTCTTGACCTTTCTTTCGTTATCGACGACGACTTCGGCGGCGCAGCGCCTCTCGGGGCCGTTGCTGGTACTGATGTTTGGGGTCTTGAAAATGAATCAGCAATTCCAGAAATCGATATCAAAGTCGACTCTGTTGCTGTAACGGCGAAGACCAAGAAGCTTAAAGCTAAGTGGACACCAGAATTGGCTCAAGACTTGAATGCATACCATAACTTGGATGCAGAAGTTGAGTTGACTTCTATCCTTTCAGAGCACATCGCTCTTGAGATCGACCAAGAAATTTTGGAAGACCTTGTTAAGGGTGCTACTGCTTCTACACTTTACTGGTCACGTTTGCCCGGTAAGTTCCTCAACAGAGAAACTGGTGTTGCAGTATCCGGAGCATCGTACCCAGATTTCACTGGTAACGTTAGCGAATGGTATGAAACCCTTGTTGAAACCATTAATGACGTTTCAGCACAAATCCACCGCAAGACCTTGAGAGGCGGAGCGAACTTCATCGTGGTATCACCTGAAGTTGCAAACCTTCTTGAATTCACTGCTGGATTCCGTGGATCCGTAACTCACGACGATACACGTGGTCAAGTCGGAGCAGTTAAAATTGGTTCTTTGAGCAAGAAGTTCGACGTTTACGTTGATCCTTATTTCCCAAGAAACCTTGTCTTGGCAGGTCGCAAAGGCTCCTCTTTCCTTGAAAGTGGATACGTCTACGCACCATATGTGCCGCTCCAGATGACTCCTACTATCTTCGGGACAGAGGATTTCGTACCTCGTAAGGGCGTGATGACTCGTTATGCGAAGAAGATGGTTAGACCAGATATGTACGGCTTGGTTGTTATCACAGATTTAGTATAAATCTTAAAATAACCCAATAATTACACGCCCCTCCACACAATTGTGGAGGGGTTTTGTGTTTGTGGAAACTACTTAATGCTAGGGAGGAATTTTTATGGCATTCCCAACATTAACGCCGACAAGTCAAATGAGCAAATCAGTTTTGCCACCAACCGGAACGGTTTCCAGCGTGGCTTCATCCTTGCCATTGGATGTCTATTCTGAGTCGGCACAATTTCTATCAGGGGCCGCCGATCAAGTTGCCTATACATACCGCAAAATAGGCGGCGATGTATTGGATATAGAGTTAAAAGAAGATAATGTATATGCAAATTATCAAGAAGCGGTTCTCGAATACAGCTACTTGGTGAATTTACATCAATCAAAGAACATTTTATCAGATGTCTTAGGTCAAACAACTGGCACGTTCGATCACGAAGGTGAGAGAATCACCGGGCCAGAGAATGTGAACCTTAAATTTCCGAAAGTCATGTTTGAATATGCGAGAAGGGTTTCTGACGGGTATTCCTTCGAAGCTGGCCTCGGTGGCACAATTCCTATTTATTCTGCATCCTTTAATCTGGTAGCCAACAAGCAAGATTACGATTTACAAGCAATTATATCCGCGTCATCTGCCACCGGTATCGACCCTGCGGGGGGTTCCGGCGCGCCATATCAGGATATAGTTGGAGATAAGAGAGTTATAGTCAAGAAAGTATATTATAAGACTCCACAGGCTATGTGGCGCTTTTTTGGTTATTTCGGTGGCTTGAATGTCGTCGGAAATATGAATTACTATGGTCAGTATACTGACGATTCCTCATTCGAGTTGATTCCGGCTTGGCAAAATAAGCTACAGGCAATGGCATTTGAGGATCATATATATACAAGACTTTCCCACTATTCATATGAGTTAAAAAACAATAAATTAAGACTCTTTCCAACACCACAGATATTATCAGAATACCGACACATGTGGGTTGACTTTTCTGTTATTCCAGCAGCGTGGGAAAACAATGAAGATTACGACGACGGCACAGATGGAATCAATAACTTAAACACTATTCCATTCGACAATCTTCCTTATGAAAACATTAATGCTATCGGTAAACAGTGGATCCGACGCTTCGCACTCGCCCTTTCTAAGGAGACTCTGGCGCAAATTAGGGGTAAGTTTCAAACAATTCCAATCCCCGGAGAATCTGTCAATCTGAATGCCGACGCTTTATTGAGTCAGTCAAAAGATGAGCAAGAAAAATTGCGAGAGGAGTTAAAAGAGATAATGGATCAGCTAACTTATGCAGAAATAGCTAAAACTGACGCTGAAAAGGCAGATGCAGTAGAAAATATTCAAAAGAAAGTTCCCATGAACATCTTTCAGGCATAATCAATGAGCAGTAGAAAAGAAAAATACGACGGTTTACGACCTTATTTCAAAGAGGGGGAAGAGAAGAAAGATTCTGTTCCACTGAAAGAGGTGCAATTTATGCCATCTACGATAGAAACCATCGATTTCGCTCTTTACGATTGGCTTAACGAGGGTCTTGGGATTTTTTGCACCACGAACGAGGGATGGAAAAGGGTTCCACTAGTATGGTCAATGCCGGAAAGATCTTTTCAAATTAAAAGTGATAAAGATTTGAGAAAAAAAGACGTTTTCGTATTACCGGCAATAAGCATTGAGAGAACCTCCATGGAAAAAGATCCAAATTTTAAAGGAGTCGCTTGGTCTCATATACCTAGACAGAACGACCCGAAGGGCGGAGCGATCACCGTTGCAAGGAGAATTCAACAGAAAAAGACTTCTAATTTTGCAAACGCCGATGCCAAACGGCTGTTTAGGCAAAAAACATATCCTTTTAAAAATGAAAAAATCGTATATGAAACAATAACAATGCCACTTCCAACATATGTTGTAATCAACTATAAGCTGACAGTCAATACAGAATACCAACAACAAATGAATGAAATTATAACACCTTTTTTGGCTTTTCCTGGTCAAATTAATAATTTTTTTATCAATAGAGACGGGCATAAATTTGAAGGATTTGTTCAAGGTGATTTCGGTCTGGAAAATAATATTTCCAACCTTTCTGAAGAAGAGAGAAATTTTAAAACCACGATTAACCTTAAAATTTTAGGATATCTGATGGGTTCCGACAAGAACGATGAACAGCCCAAGATGACCATAAGGGAATCTGCTGCAGAAATAAGAATTGTCAGGGAGAGGGTTATTCTTGGCGATAAGAAGGATTATTAAAGATGTCACAAGATAATAAATGGTCAAAGCCTTCAAATCCGCCACCTCCTTTATTCTTGGGAGAAAAAGAAAGGAATCTGGTAAAGCAGGTAAATGATGAGCTTTTAGAGAGAGTAATCGGGCAACAAATACTGTATTTGCCGGTATCTGTAGACCACAGCACCTTTCATCCCCTATATGGAGAGGCTATTGAAAAGGTATTTATACCCCCAGTTAGAATTTATACTCTCGTAGAGTTTGATGGCATCAAGACAACAACAGAAAACTTTGGCTTAGATAAAGAAGATTCGATAATCGTTCGATTTCATAAAAGAAGATTGATAGAGGATCAGGATCTGTATTTGAGAGAGGGTGACTATGTTATGTATGGTCAGAGGTTCTACGAAATCGTTTCTTTGACAGAAGACAGACAGCTATTTGGGCAAATAGACAGTTTATTCCAGTTTGCGGCAAAATGTGTCAGAACAAGAAGAGGCATCATCAATTTAGAAATAGATTCAACGGCAGCAGTTTCAGCATTGGCGGCCGCATCTCTGGTAGACGACACAGAAGAACCCGGCGAGGGCGGAGGAGGCGGAGGGGGAGCAGCTGCAGCAAACGTAGTATTCCAAGTTCCAGCCACTGCAGTTCCCGGCGTGCTAGACACTGACATAACTGCGGGTTCTTCCATCAATGATTTATTCAGCATAACTGGCGAATTGGATTATACCACAATCATGATATTCGTCAATGGTATCTTACAGACAGTTTCAGAAACTGCTGGAGTTTCAGATTTTCACGTTGACGACGGCGAAATTGTATCAAACTTTACAGTCCCCGCAGGCAGCACTTTTACAGTCGTGTTTTTAACCGCCCTTAGTGGGGTCTTCGGAATTTAATAATGAGTATTTTTAGAGAACACAAAACATCAGCAGACAGATCAGCATCAGACAGAAAGAGGCACAAACAGAAGATTGACAAAGCCCTGAGAGAGGGAATAAAAGGCGTTGTAGCCGATGAATCAATTATTGGCAAAGATGGTAAAAAGAAAATAAAAATTCCAGTTAAAGGGATAAGAGAATATCATTTTGTATATGGGGAGAATGAGGAAAATAAAAAAGCTGGTTCTGCTGGTGACAAAAAGATTAAAAGAGGACAAGTTCTTCGAAAGGGTGGCAAGCAGAAGCAGCAAGGGCAAGGCAAGAAGGGATCCGACGCAGCGGGCGACGAATATTACGAAGTAGAGGTAACCCTTGAGGAACTTGCAGAATATTTATTTCAAGATCTGGAATTGCCAGACTTAGAAAAGAAAAGGCTTAGATTTATTAAAGACCACAAGCCAAAGCGTTCCGGGTTTAGAAAAAAGGGCATGAGATCCAAGCTTGCCAAAAAAGAAACAATAAAAAGAAAGATAAGACGCAAAAAGATGGCGATTTCGTCAGGAACTTTCGACCCAGATAGCGGTGAGAGATTTCCGTTTCACGAAGATGACTTGAAATATAAGCACACAAAGCTAAAACCCCAACAAAACAACTCTGCTGTTATTTTCTTTTTGATGGATGTTTCGGGTTCGATGACAAAAGACAAAAAGTATATAGCAAGAAGTTTTTATTTTCTTTTATATCAGTTTTTGCGATATAAATATGACAATATTGAGGTGGTATTTATTTCACACTGCACTGAGGCAAGAGAAGTTAGTGAGGATGATTTTTTCAAACGCGGAACGAGCGGAGGAACACTGATGTCTTCCGCCCTGACAATGACAAAAGAAATTATAAACAAGCGATATCACCCATCTAGTTGGAATATCTACACTTTTTATTCAGGCGATGGTGAAAATTGGTCATTTGACGATGAAAAAACAGTGAATTTGTTTAAAGAATTAAAAGACTTGAATCAAATGATATGTTATGCCGAAATAGACCCCATGTCACATCCAGAATCAGAATTGTCAATATTGACAAAATCTTTTAGGTATGGCACAAGTGAGGCAACGAATTTGTGGAAAAAATTGGTGCCAATCACTGATAATAAATTTAAAAAGGTCAAGCTCTCAAAACCAAAGCACATTTGGCCATCTTTTCAACATATATTTGGAGGCAAGAACAAATGAAAGATTGGACGGTAAAGGAATTGCAAGAATGGGATGATAAAATCTGCCAGATTGCAAAAGAAAAGTATAATCTTGATTGGTTTCCCATTGAATATGAAATATTGAATTATCACGAGATGATCGGAGCAATGGCTTACACTGGCTTGCCTACCCATTATCGCCACTGGTCTTTCGGAAAAAGTTTTGAAAGAACGATCACGAGATATAATCTCGGGATGGAAGGTCTTCCATATGAGATGATTATCAACTCAAATCCATCCCTGGCCTATCTTATGCTCGAAAACCCAATGAGCACTCATCTTTTAACAATGTCTCATTGTGTCGGCCATTCCGATTTCTTCAAGAATAACAGGATGTTTGCACACACAGATCCAGATAATATTATATCGAGGTTTAAATCGGCCGCCAAAAGAGTTCAACAATATATTGAAGATCCAAACATTGGGATTGAAAAAGTTGAAAGGGTCTTAGATGCTTGCCACTCTATCCAATATCAAATACCAAGAACTCCGGGAATCAAAAGAATAAGTCAAGAAGAAGCCAAGAAGGATCTTTTCATAAAATCAAATGGAAAATTAGATTTAAAGAAGGGTCTTGTTCAAAAAGAATATAATTTGCTGGCATTTTTAAAAGAAAATGCCAGAGATTTACAAGATTGGCAGCAAGATCTAATGGAAATGGTAGAACGCCGCTCAAAATATTTTGTTCCACAGGGGCAGACAAAGATCATGAATGAGGGCTGGGCAGTTCTCATTCATGAAAAAATCATGTATGATTTAGAATTGCCGGATAAATACCATTTGGCATTTTTAAAGACCCACAATCAAGTCGTTAGGCCAATTGTGGGAAGGGTAAATCCATATCATTTGGGATATTCTTTATTTAAGAAAATTGAAAAAGAACATGGCTTTGAAGAGTGTCTGCTTGTTAGGGAAATACACGACGACGAGTCATTCATCCGTAAATATCTTGATGAAGAAATGTGTAATGAGTTAAACCTTTTTTCTTATTCATATCAAAAAGATGTGGGAAATTACTCAATTAATGACATTTCTGACGAAGAAGGTTGGAAAAGCGTTCGAGACGCCCTAATTAGTAGCGTAGGGCTGAGTGCGGTTCCGATTGTTTATGTTGAGGATTATGAGAGAAAGACAAATACTCTCTTTTTAAAACATGAACACGACGGCCGAGATTTAGAACTATCATACGCAAATAAAGTATATGATAATATATGTTATTTGTGGAATGACAATGTAGAATTTATAACCCTCATCGAAGGTGAAGTATGGGAATTTTAAAATGACAGAATCAAAAACTAATAAATTTTTAGAAATTGCTGAACAGCATAAGAAAGATAGAAAAAAAGAAAAGTTCAAAGGAACTTTTGCAGATTATCTTGAGCTTCTTGAGGGAGACGAGACAATCGCACAATTAGCTCATAAAAGGCTATACAAAACAATCATCAATAAGGGCATCACAAAGATGACCGAAGACGATTCTCGCTGTAATAATCTTTTCAACGGAGAATCGTTGAAGACTTATGATTATTTTCAGTCTCGTTTTTTCGGGATGGAAAGATCTCTGGCAAAAGTCATGAGATATCTTCATTCTGCAGCGATGAAGGGAGAGGAAAGCCGACAGGTTTTGTTGCTCCTCGGGCCAGTAGGTGCCGGCAAGTCAGCTCTAGTCGAGCACATTAAGGGAGCACTAGAGGATAGCGGCGCGCTATATACACTGGATGGTTGCCCTATTAATGAAGAACCCACCCACTTGATTCCCAGAAGCCTGCGTGAACAATTTCAAGAATTATATGGAATTCGAATTGAGGGTGACCTCTGCCCCATATGCCGACACAGATTATTGGAAGAGCATGGAGGAAATTACATGAATTTTCCAGTCAAAGAAACCAGTTTTTCTATTCGCGGAAGAAGAGGGGTTGGAGTTGTGCCACCAATGGATGCAAACACACAGGATACAAGCATCCTGATAGGGTCAGAAGACATTTCGAAATTAGACCTATATCCAGAAGACGACCCAAGGGCTTTAAGTCTAAATGGGGCGTTTAACGTAGGAAATCGTGGAATTGTTGAGTTCGTGGAGGTATTTAAGAATGAAATTGAATTTTTACATACGATGATCACCGCAACCCAAGAAAAGGCAGTTCCATCACCCGGAAAAGGTGCCATGATTTACTTCGATGGTGTTATCCTTGCTCACTGTAACGAAGCAGAGTGGATAAAATTTAAATCAGAAAACACAAATGAAGCCATTCTTGACAGAATCGTCAGGGTAAACGTGCCTTATTGTTTAGAAGTCAAAGAAGAGCAAAAAATTTACAAGAAAATGCTTGATGAATCTGATTTCGATGCGCACATCTCACCACATACGCTTGAAATCGCAGCAATGTTCGCCGTCTTGACAAGATTAAAAACCTCAAATAAGGTAGATCCTCTTACAAAAATGAAGATTTATAATGGAGAGGAAGTTGTTGAGAAGGGATATATCAAGAAAGTTGACATTAATGACCTCCGCGACGAAGTTCGCGACGAGGGAATGACAGGTATTTCGACAAGATTCATTATGAAATCAATCGATGCAGCTGTCGCTGACTCTGAAAACAACACGGTTTCTCCAATATCCATCCGCGATGCCCTCATCAAACAGGTAAAGGAACAAGTTGTTGTCGAAGATCTAAGAGAAACATATCTCTCATTTTTGCAGAAAGAGCTGCACGACGAATACTTGAGAATCTTAGAAAAAGAAATTACAAAAGCGTTTGTCTCTGCCTATCAAGAACAAGCCGAATCATTGTTTGATAATTATTTAGACCATGCCGAAGCATATGTTAATGGAACGAAGGTGAAAGATAAAGTAACAAACGAAGAGATGCATGCAGATGAAGATTTCCTTTGCTCTATTGAGGAGCAGATTGGAATAATAGGCTCAGCGAGAGAAAACTTCAGAGCAGATATTACAGCTTATATGTTTGCAAAATTGAGAAAAGGCGAACAGATTGATTGGAGATCCTACGGGCCACTCAAAGAAGCAATTGAAAATAAATTGCTTGCTTCTGTCAGAGACATTTCAAGAATTGTCACAAAATCTAAATCAAGAGATAAGAAGCAGCAAGGAAAATATAATGAAATGGTTCAGACCCTAATTGAAGAATATGGCTATAACGAAGTCTCTGCAAATGAAGTCATCAAGTATGCTTCAAATAACTTATGGCGCGATAGCTAACACACTATATTTGGAAAAACCATTTTTTATTTTTAAGCCTCACAAGAAATTGTGAGGCTTAACTTTTTTAGGATATTTTCACTTTTTTTTGCTTTTCGGCAAAGTCGGGAATATCTATGGCGAACAAGTCTACCCGTAGACTACGTTCGCGTTTTTTTTAAAAAAAACGATTATAAAAAAGGCTCTTTTTGAATGAATTTAGCACCTAACGGATGGCAGTTGAAATTTAAACAAAAGGGCAAAAATAAACAAATAATAATAGGAGAAATTAAAATGTTTAATTTTAAAAATAATAAGGAGGGTTTGACATGGCTTTAGGTGATCATATTTTAATCGCAGCCTACCCTCTTGGTTCTGGAATCGCAGATTTACAGGACAGTTACGATGGGCACAGTGCACAAAACATGATATTTGCTGGAGACGACGACCTATCTGGTCTACCCGTTGCAGATTTCAACAGCTCTTACTATGGAGTCGATAATGACCTCTATAATGGCTTTGATACAGAATACTCATT